GAGGGCTACTTTAAAAGAATCTGATTCCCTAACTGGTGGCAACCCCACTGTTACCTATATAGCAAGGGGTAAAAAAGTCTATGATCCCCGCAGTGGAATAACCCAATGGTCGGATAATCCCGCCTTGTGTGTCAGAGACTTACTTTTAAACAAACGCTACGGCGCAGGGCGATGGATTGATTCAACAATGCTTGATGACAATTCATTTGCCGAAGCTGCTGATTTCTGCGATGCTCCGGTAACTTACAGGGACGCTGATGGACATAATAAAACCGTCAAACGCTACACCCTTAACATTATTTTAGATTCACAAAAATCAACTATTGAATGGCTTGGCGATATGTTTGCCGTCTTTGGTGGATTTTTAACCTTCACTAATGATCGAATTTCCCTTCGGGTGGAGAAACCTCAAGATGTAGCCTATTCATTTACCGATGATACAATCATTAAAGACTCCGTTAGTTTTACCCAATACTCCCTGGATGAAACACCTAATCAATACAAAATTGGCTATTTCGACCAAGTACAAAATTGGACCCAAGTGAAAGTCCTAAGTGAAGATTTAGCCGACCAAAAACAAAGGCAAGCTGTCATCACCAAAGATATTTCCCTCGCGGGGTGTATTGAACAAAACCAAGCCCTCCGATTGGGCAAACTCTATAGGGACTTAAATCGTATCTGTTCGATTGTTATATCCTTTGGGGTAGCGAGTCATGCAATGCACTTGGAACCGGGGGATGTAGTTAATGTCTCATGGAATAACACCTTTACTAATTGTCCCTTTCGGATACTTGAAATCAATCAAGCCAATGGGGTATATCAATTAAAAGGCAGACTTTATAATCCCTCTATTTATAATGATGCCTTGGGTGCGGAAATACAGATTAAAAATTACACTACGACCGATTCATCTTTTACTCCCCCGAATCCCGTAAATAACCTCACTGCAACCGAATACCACAGGGAAACCCGCACAGGCACGATTATTAACGAGATTGAATTATCGTGGGTAAATAATACGTCTTGTTTTGACCACTGTGAGGTTTATTCTAAATCCGACGATATTACTTGGAATGAAACTGTTGAAACGTGGGATAATATCACTTCCACTTGGAATGATATTGGAAACTCCGTAAGTCGGTGGATATTCTGCGGAAATGCAATCAATAATTTTACCGCATCCAATTTAATCTCCGGTAACACCTATAGCTTTAAGGTTGTGTCGGTTAATACGAGGGGACTGAAATCTAATTTTGATTTATCTCCCACCGTCACCCACACCGTAACGGGCAAACAATACACCGCTGCCGTACCGACGAATTTTAGGGTTGAAATAACTACTCAATGCCTATGGCGGTGGAATCACTCTCCCGATGGGGATATTGACTTTTATGAATTACGGTTAGATTTAAACCCCGGAAGTGATACAAATTTATTGACCAAAACCGGACCCAATGACAATTCAGCAATAGTGACTCCTCCATCCCGGCAGGGGGTGGTTTATTTATATTCCCACAACAGTAGCGGTCATTATTCATCTTACCCCGCTACGGTATCGTATTATAAAGCCCCACCTCCACAACCCGTTTTGACTTTACAAAATGTGTTCCAGGGATTTACATTAACCACAAACGATCTGCCTTTGTATTGCTTGGGGGTAGATTTTTATATCACCGACGATGTGGAGGAAAAGTATTTTAGCAACAATAAATATTATAAATTCTCCACCACAGGTGGGATATATGATGTACGGGCGGCATTTGTGGATGTGTTTGGGGATGGGGATAAGTGCCTTACCCAAGAGATAGTTGTTGCTCCCTGCATTGATCCCGAACTAATTGAGGAAGAATCGTTAGCTTTGGAAAAAATGGATACCACATTTCAAAATGCCGCGCTCAACTCTTCGGCTATACTGTCACAGTTTATCCAACTTGTCGGAACCGCTGCCGAATATAGTGGAATTGCCCAAGTTTCGGACGATGTTCAATTAAGGGTAGTTTCCGAAGATGGAACCGTTTCATTAATTAATGTTAGCCCCGAAACCATCACTTTGCAGGGAAAATATCTCCATGTTACCGGCGACACCGTGTTCGACAACAGCGTGATCGTCAATAGGATGCTGTCGGCCAACGCGATTACTACGGACAAGATTGCCGTAGGTGCAATAGACCTGGACAATATCAGCACCACCGCCATAGAAGCGTTGGGAATGTCTCCGTTGTGGCGATATCTTAACACCACGTACATCAACGGCGGAGCAATTTACACCAACACCATCACTGCAAATCAAATTGCGGCGGGAACTATCACCGCAGACAAAATTGCGGCGAATACCCTCACCGCCAATCAAATTGCGGCAAGTACGATCACCGCCGATAAAATCAATATCAATAATATGTTTGCTCAAGCCCTTGGGCAGTCGGGATGGCTAACAATCCCCGGTGGATTGATTATGCAGTGGGGGATATTGGGTCCACAGGGATGGGCAATTGTAGATGGTTCAAGATGGGTACCATATAATCGTGCCTTTCCTAACGCCTGTTTTTCTGTTGTAATTTCAATGGGGAATGGTGCCGGGGAACCCTCGTTTGACTTCACTTTGCAGATACAGGGATACAATCAATACGGAGTCACCGCATACGTTAATGCTGCCCACGCGGGGCCACAATTTGACGAAAATATATATTATTTAGCCTTTGGCTATTAACGGAGGACCGGGGATGTACTATATGATAGGAACAAGCGACCCTGATGTAATGATCTACCACGGAGAGAACGATGAAGATTTGGACAGGTGCATGAAATACATTCGTAAACTGCGAAACATGAAACTCGCAGACTCCGACAAGTATTTATTGCGTGACTTTACTCTACCGCAGGGAATTGACATACAAAAAATTGATACTTACCGACAACAGTTAAGGGATTTCCCCGCTACGGTTATCCCTCAATTACCGAATGTTGTTTGGCCTAAACTGGGATAAAAAAGGGGTGATGGATAGGAATGGCAAGAGTAGATACAACTTCATGGGGTCTATTAACTTCTGGAAGGGATTCTCTTCCTAAAATTATAAACAACTTCAATATACTACAGGATGAAATAGATAACCTCCCCACCAGCGGAGGGGGTAGTTCATATTCCCTCCCCACGGCATCTGCGAGTGTTTTGGGTGGGGTTAGGATTGGTAGCGGATTAGAAATTACCAATGGTCTCCTATCGGCAACCTCAACGGGTGGCAGTGGGGGAGGAACCGTCACCATTACCGGCAGTGGAGGTTTATTGTCGGTCAAGGATTCCGCTTATGGGGCCGTAGGGAATGGATCAACAAATGATTCAATCGCATTTACGGCCTGTATATCTGCTGCTGCATCGGCGGGTATGAATGTTTGGGTACCTCCGGGGACGTATGTTGTCAATAATGTTGCTCTATTAAGTGGAATAGAAATTTTTGGGGATCGCTCCACTACTATTTTGATTCAACCTACTTCGACAAGTTCTTGGGATTCTATATTTCAAGTTAATAAAGCCTATTCTTCCCCCGTGGCGGTAAAGAATGTCAGACTCCATAATATGCAACTAAAAGGGAGGGTTGACACACAGGGTTTTAGTGAGTTTATTTCTCTACTGCTCTTGGGGAATGTCAGTAATATTGAAATCGACCATTGCGATTTTATTGGATTTCGCGGGGATGCGATTGACCTAATTGGCTTTAACTCAATGCACAATGAATGGGTTTCAGTCCATGATTGTTTATTCGATGGTGTTAATCACGATAACCGTCAATGTCTATCGGTGGAGGATGGTAACCACATATTCTTCCTTCGCAATGTGTGTCAAAATTGTACCCGACCCGATATGCCGGGGGCGGTGGATGTTGAAACCAACGATGATGCCTTTGCTATTGTGAAGGACATTTGGGTTTGCAATAACTATTTCAAATCCATCGGCGGTAATGCCTGTATGGTCGTTTCCCTCCAAAATAGTATTGTCAACTATGGAGGATTCCACTTTGAGGGCAATACGATGGAGAGCTTAATCAACAACTGTGGGGCATTTTGTTTCTCCCACTACCACACAACCCCTATTACGGT